GGCAAAAAGACATCATCGCTACCCACCTGCAAAAAGAAGTCTACCCCCGTATTATTGAGGGCATCCCGCATTAAGATGTTGTGCTTTGTGCTTAACGGGGTATTAGGGGCGAATACCACGCCTCCAGGCAATCCGTAGTTCTTTAAGACAAAATGCAAATCTTCCAACTCGCTCCATGCGATAAATAGAAAGAGGTTTACCCCTTCAGCCCTCCATCGCTGCTGCATATTGGCAAACCCCGCAAGCGATATTTTCAAGATGTCGTGCCTTCCGTAGATAGGCATCCAAGCGCATACGTTTACCATTAGCGCATTGTCCTCATGATTCTTTTGATAGATTCAATGTAACCCGGAATGACTGCTTGATAAGCTGGGCGAAGAAACGGCTTAGGCTTAATACCATTTTTTGCAATCATTTTTTGAATTGCATAGGCCGCGTTTTCATCTCCTAACTTTCTTTTGGCCCATTTTTTAAGATTTTCAATAGGAACCCAACGCGGGCCGCCCCCAAATTCAACCGTTCTTGCGTAAATAAGATTAGTGCCCACCATATATTTTATTCTAGGCATGATAGTACCCTTTCCTCTTATTATTGGCTTAACCCTCTTCCGTACCGCTATCTGAATACTGTTTTTCAAAATACCATTATCAACAGGCACATCTTCTTGGGCTAATCTTTTAACCTCCTCAGCAGCGTAGGCCGTTTGTCTTAAAATAGCCTCAGAAACCTTTGTTGACATTTTGCCAAAATCACTCAACACTCTGTCAATTTCTCGCTGCTCAACCTTGAACTCTACCTTCATGCCTGTTGTTCAATACATTCAAACGTCACAAATAGCCTATCGTCACTTTCCAAGGCAGGGCCGCTCAAAACCAAATTGCGCCCCCTGTACACCACCTTCGCAATCCCATCAGGGAAGTCTGCCCCATCTACCGAAGCAGACCAATCTAATCTGCTCGCCATCGTTATCCGATACCTGATGTCATTCTTCAACCTGCCTTCGTCCGCCCGCCTGTTAGAGCTTACCCTCTCCACCTTCGCCCAATCGGTAAAGCTCAACACTAAAGACGATCTCTTGCCCCCCATGCCATCGCTTTCGGTTTCGCGAATGTAGACATCCACCTGCTCGTTCATCTGCCCCGCGTTCATTACCAATTCAGTTTAGTTCGTTCGCGGTCTAGGAGGCTGCTCAGATTGGCTTTCAGGTTGGCTACTATTGTGCCCGTTACCGAAATGCCCTTATGCTTGTAAAGTTCGTCCACGAGCTTGTAAATAGCCTCTTTGATATTGCTAGTGATCTCTATCGTTTGCATCCCCTCAACGTACACCACTTCCAAGCTGTCATAAGTTCCCGCACTCAATACGCGCAGCCTATCGCCTTTTAAGAGGTAGTAATCGGTGTCAGCTACTAAAGTGGTTTCGGTGTTGTCTTCGCTGTACGCTTTCACGCTTGTGATTGATCGCACCGGACCACTCAAATCGAGATAGAGGGTAGTGCCTTCCAAATCGCGCTCGTCCGCAAAATTCCAAACTTGCAGGGTTTGGGTGTTCACGTTTATAGCTTTCCCGATATACTCCTCTACCCACCTGACAGCACCATCTATCTGTTGCTGAATTAGGGTATCTTCCGAGGCGATATTGGGAATGCGGGAGTATAGCCGCACATCTGAAACGCTGATGGGGTTAGCCTTTGTTACCGAGGTTAAAGTCAGCCGTGTTCTCATAGTGTTTTGTAATGCGGTTGAGTAATTCTTTGGCCTCCTTCGTCCTTCGGGGAGGTGCGGTTAAGTCATCGAGCAACGCGGCCACAGGCTTGTAAGCCTCCGCGTAGCGTATGTTTATGTAGTGCTTGGCCTTTTCTTCGGGGAGGTCGACTATTTGCCCCTTCTCCAAGTCCATAGCGGCCTTTCTCATTTTCACTTGCATACAACAAAGATACAAAAGAGAAAGCCCGCCTATTGGTTTTAGTGGCGGGCTTCGTTAGCCGTTGCGAACTATTCGCGGTTTCTAAAGGAACTCCAACGTGTATTTGGGTTATCGGCTAATGGGTACGCCAAAATAAACGAAAATAATTTACCCCACAAAAGAAAGCCTCCCAGCGACGGGAGGCTCAAAACCAAAGCGACTAAGGGCAGAACGCCCTCTTTGCGAGGTCAAAGATAAAAAAACCCCGCGCATGGCGGGGCTAAACTTATTCACATCACTCCTTACGAAGCCTCACCAGTAATGGCAGAGATAACGTCAGAGAATGAATCGTAGAATACAGCGTTATCGTGGAAGCGGGCGTGAGCCAAACGCTCCTCGATGCGTACAGTTGTCAAGTTCTTCTGCACGTTGTCGCTATCCTGCTCGAAGAAGCGAACAGAAGGAGCTTCACGCTGGAAGAGCTGACCTTCGCTCATGCTGTCATACACGAAGAAAGAACCTGCGGCCACGGCTGAGGTGTGGCTAATAGGCATTCCGAAGATAGTAGCTACGCCTGTGTTGTTGTCAAAGTAGAAAGGCGACACATACTGTCCGTTGCTACCTTTTGCACTCATCATCTCGTAGTATTCGATAGGATTCACGAGGATGGTGTTGGCGGTGAACTCTTGAGAAGCGAGGTAAGCGATAGCAGCTGCGATAGCATCCCACTTGTAAGGCTCAGTACCCGCTTTGAATACGATACCCAAATCAGTAGCATCAGCAGCGTTTACGGCCAAGCCCGCGAGGTTAGTACCCGTGCCGTCACCTGTCAACAGTTGGCTGTCCTCCTGGTTGAAGAGCTGTCTGCGCAACTCGTAGCTCAAGTAAGTAGAGATTCCTGCAATGTCACCCAACATTTGGTTAGAGATGCGCAAGAAAGCAGCGATGGTCTGCGCGTCATAGCTCTGTGCAGCGAGGTCGCGGTCGATCTGTGACTTAGCACTACCTTCTGTTTGGTTGGCGGCTGTGCCTTCCCCTCCGGTATCTTTAGGGAAGCGAACAAGCTCACCCGTCATAACACCTTGACGAAGGAAGTTACGCACGCGGTTTTTGCGCTCAGGCTGTGGAAGGATAGAGAGAACGGTTTCTTCGCCAACTTGTCCAGTAGTGGAAGCAGAGAAGGTCATGTCGCCCGCAGCTTTGGTGAATAGACCTTTGCTATCCAACTCCACCTTGTGGCCATTTTTCATGCGAGAGAACTCGTCCTTCTTAGCTACCATAGCATCGTAGAACTTCTGCTCGATGGTTTTTTCAGCGGCTTTGCTTGCGCTCATGCCTTGCTTCTGAAGCTCTTTGAAACGAACTTCGATAGCGTCCAACTGCTTTTGAGTTTCACCGAACTGATCAGCCAACTTAGCGGCTTTTTCATTGTGTTCAGCGATCAAAGACTGAAGCTCTGACTTTGATTGGTCGTTGTAATCGCGATAGCCCTTTTCGATTTGGTCGAGGCGGCCTGTGATCTCACCGTTCAGGTGAGCCAACTGCTCCTTGATGTTCAATTCCTGTGACATTGTTTTGTCAGTTTTTGGTTGAGGTTATTTCGCGCCACATCTTCAAGATGTCCGGCTCGTTCTCCTCCGAGTGCGTAGGCGGCTCTTCGGTTTGGAGTGAACTCAATTCTTTCCGAATTTGAGCGCATTCGATTTCAAGCAAACGGAACGCCTCATCGGTCAAGCCTGTGCCTTTCCGAAGCGTGCGCTCCATGTTTTCAAGTCTTTTAATCACGTTGGCGGCTTGCTCAGGATTCATATCCTTAACGCCAATGGTAGGGGTATCGGGGTTTGCGCCAAATACTACGGAGCTGACCTCCCATAGTTTCACCTCTTTGAATGTGCGAATGCGATCCCAAGGCTTCGATTCATCTTTGATGTCGTCCTCGAATTTCACGCCCTGAAAGCCTACGCTGTGTTCATTGATGATGCCCTCTTCATAGAGTGCTAAGGCATCCTTGCCCCTGTTGCTTTTGGATAGCTTAGAGCGGAACAAAAGCCCGTAATCATCCTCCATAAGCTCCAACAGCTTGCCCACAGGCTCGTAGCTGGAGTGCATCCAAAGGTGTGCAATGCGAGGCTTTCCAGAAGTTGGGCCATTTTCGCTAATCGTCTTGCGGTAGCATCCTTTTTCCATGCTGTCACCG